CTCTAGGGGAGCTCGAAAGTTGGTTCCATCTTTAACAAATTCTCGAGCAAGGAAACGAATGGTACTAAGTGTATCATGTGACTCATTCTCTGATTTGGAAAAATGAGTGTAATCCATGTCAAATCGAGATTTGAAGAAGGGTGTTAAATCGGAACATCTGATACCTTCTTTTTCAAGACCCATTACATTATCGTCTCCATAAACGACCATCTCAAATTGATCAGCACGGAGATCAAAGTCCTCAGTAAGAACAACAAAACACATAATTATATTACACAAAGAATTGTAAATAGATGTGATAGGATTTCCAGATGGATTCCCATCGACAACTTGATACACTGTGTCATAAATAATTCTGGTCGGATTGTAAATATGTTCAAACAAAAGGGCTCGCACGCTAGCATTCTCTTGACCATCATCATACCAATGATTGATGAACTCGAGAGCTATCTGACCAACAAACTTGGGTAACTTTCCATCATAATTAGAAAAATCTCCAGCTATGATAGATCCTGCACATCTAGCCAATCTTGCATGCAATATTGCCCATTCTGGGGAATGTGCATTAATCCCAACTGCTATTGGTTTTGTTGCTGCAAGTGACTGCACGTATGTGACAAAATCAAGAAAGAAAATTCTCATGATTATGAGTAAGTCAAGAGGACAAGTACAGAAAAGACGAGTTTTACCAAGTTGAACTTTCTCAAGGGTACGAGTCTCATCTTTCAAAACGTCAGCCCAATACACTTCTATCTGCTCACCACGTCTCAGTGCTTCAATCTTATCATTAACCAACTGCAAAAATTCAGGTGAATAGTGAAAGACATCTCCTTCTGCATAAACATAAGGAGCTTTACCCTTAGTAGCTTTCTTAGCAAAAGGATAGCCTGGTGACGTCGACATACAAATAGCATTACTGCCTTTTTCTGGATCTCCACGAAGTGCTTCTTCAAAAGAAACAAGACCTGCACCATCAGTTCTAGGATAGAGACCATCAAGATAATCAATAATCTCCACAACAGGCATGGGGCAAGGAGGAGTCTGTTTTTGATGTAACTTAACAACTGCTTTGTTATAAGGATCAATAAGAACTCCTTCTTCGTTGAGAAAGGGTGACAAGTGAGCTGGTGCTGTAGTACTAGGTCCATTCCATCCATACATAGGTGATCTACATATCTTCGACTCTTTTGGTGGAAAATGCATATCTGGACCAGAAACAAGTTTTGTAACTTGTAAAGGAAAACTTCCAAATTGAGTTTCAAAAGATCCTAAGAAGTGATCAAAATACTCTTTGCAAATAGGCATAGCTGCGCTGAAACCATAAGCTCTGTGAAAACCTGAGTGTAAACCCACAACTAAAGCTTGACCTTGAGGTCCCTCAATCGTGATAACACCACCAGAATCTCCTCCTTGAGTAGACGCCGTGTAAGTGATAGGATTAGTGATGATAAAATCACTGTCATATCCAGGGTAGTGGAATGAACTAACACCAGGTTTCTTCAAAAGATTGAGATAACTAGAAACACCATACTGATCAGTCTTAAGTAACTTAATCGGTGTTCCAGGCTCAATGTTCGGAATCCGGGCATAATCGACACAGTACTTGTAGATAGCCGGTGGAAGATCAATACCTGATGGCAATTTGAAGAAAATAATATCTTCACCGTCAACAGAGATGAAATCCTGAGGAAAAGGAATTTCAAGAAGTCCTTCTCGTCCTGGAATGGCAATCTCCATAGTAGCTGAGTCCCAATGTTCAAAGACACGCATGAAATGAGCTGGTGTGCAAACATAACCATCACGAATATGCACTAGAATAGCACGAAAAGAAACACCCTGTTTGTGACAGGTACCCTGCACATAGAGAACTGACTTAGACACTTTGTTAACTATTGAATTCAAATAATTGTCTTCAACTGTCTGTGTATTGAAAGTCGATCTGTGAAAGTCAGGCTTACGCATAACTTTTTCACCAGGTTTCTTTCCACCTTTCTTTTTATTGCCTTTATTACCATCCTTGAATTTCGTGCTAGATGACTGTGTAGTCATACCAAAGCAAGATCTCAGAACAAGTACAGAGGCAACAGCAGCTGTCAAA